CGCCTGCTGATAGGGTCGCATTTGCATCTTGTATCACTCCTTAAAACTGACCTTTGTTCCAGCCGCCCTGCGGTGACTGCCACGGCTGTGTGTTGTTCGGCTGCGGTGCGGTGTAGGTCTGCTGTGGGGCACTCTGAGCAAGCTGCGGCTGGTCATAGGATGGATACCACTTTTCAATCTGGTTTGCCTGTCCAACGCTGCCATCTTTTTTGTCATAATTGCGGATTTTCACGTGACAAATGCCGCTTTTTCCGTTGACTTCCTGCCAGTTCATCCGTGCAGCCTGTCCCTTTTGCTTCATGCCGATGCTGGCGAAAAATTCCGACAGCTTCCATTCCATCTTTGTGTGCAGGAACAAGTTTTCCTGCAAGAGCACGCTGCTGCCGTCAGGGCTGAATACCCGAAAGTGGAGAATTGCCTTGTTGCAAGGCGGAATTTTGTCAGAGCCGTTGTGTCTGGCACGGTCGAACTTCTCCACGGTGAAGCGATAATCGCCCTCCGGCAGCAAAATGAAGCTGCTTTCCTGCTTCGTGACCCTGTGCAGTTGTGTTATAGTTTTCCATGAAAAATACCTACCTTTCTAAATTTACCTTGATTGGTTTTGTTTGCTTGCATTAAAACGGGACGTTTCGGTTCTGCTGAATCATATCGAAGATGTTTTTCCACCACGGGATGCACCAGCCCTCTACGAAATCCTGCGGATACTGATTGACGGGCATATCTGCCGGAAAATATCCCTTTTCCCCAACAACTTGTTGCAGTTCTTCAGGGGAAACGTGATTTGCTTCCATCAGCTGTGCAAGCTGCGGAAAGATGCCGTCCAACGAATCCGGCGTTGTAACAATCGGCGTTGCAGTTGCAAAATCCTGTTCGGTCGGCAGTCCGGCAGCCTGTGCCTGTTCCACAAGCTGTTGTGCTTTGGATACCGGTGCAGGGGCAGGGGTAGTAGCAAAGAGGGAAGCAATCGAAGCGTATTCCAGCGGCAGCATTTCGGGCAGCCCGAACCGATTCTTTGCATCCCACCATGCGGACTTTGTGGTATACATGACCCGATTGCAGGCGGTTGCCTTGTGTTTTTTTCCCTTGTCATCGGTTGCAATTACATGCGTCTGGAACGCCAGAAACAGGGTGATGTCCGACCACTCTTTTAATAGTGGTGCAATCTTGTTGGTCGTTTTGTTTCCCAGTTTCAATTCCCAGTGGTCATATTCTGCATCGATTTCCGGCAGAGAGGCTTTTCGGGTGATTGCATGGCAGAGCAAAGCGACATGGATGCCTGCCTGAATGAGTCGTTCGGTGCTGTCCAAAAACCGCCCGATTTCTTCGGCTTCATACTCCCAGCCCTTGCCGTAGCCGAAGCCCTCGATGCCGTTCACGTTGTGTTTGCTGCACAGCTGTGCAATGGCAAGGCGTTCTGCCCAGTCGAAGGTATCAATGACGACCGTCTGATACTGCCGCTGTACATGAGATTCCAGCACAAATTGCAATTCCTGCTGCAACATCTCCCAGCTGGTGGGCTTCGGCAGCCGCCGGACGTTCATTTTTGATGTGCTGCCCTCGCAGTCCAGAAATACCGCCCCTGGCAGTTGTGCCGCCAGCGAGGACTTGCCAACGCCTTCCTGTCCGTAGATGACCAGCTTTATGCCGGAGCCGGTCTGAATGCCGTTTGTTTCTTCAAAATTCATTTAAAATGCTCCTTTCGTCCATGTCTTCTGCATGGTTGGCGGTTTCGGCTGCTGTTCCTGATTGTTTACAGAATAGCCATCCTCAATAATGATGCTGCATTCATCGCCGGTAGAAACGCGTGTGGCGATTGCCTGCAAGCCCTCTTGCTCCAGCCATTGCCCGAATGCCTGTAACGTGCTGCTATCCATCTGTTCCAGCTTGTCCAGCAGCACAAAACCGCAGTCTGGATTCAGCTTGCGAACAATGGCAGTTGCCACACGCAATTGTTCCGAACCGCTCATGCTGTCCCATTGTTTGCCGTGATACTGTAACGCACCGTTTTCCACCGTCAGCCCTTCTAACGGCAGGTCAGCGGATTGCAGCAAGTCTT